ACCCCTTCTCTTCCGAACTCGTCTAAGTCTTTCACTTTAACAGCTTTGTCGACTTTTACCAGATATCGGGTTAGCTTTGAAAAATCACCCTTTTGTCTGATTCTTATCATTCGAATACTCCTTACACTTTTGTGGTGTAATCCAGACTAATCCAACCCGCTTTAGATTTCAGAAGACCCCAACCTGTGCTGGAGCCCTTTCCGTTTTTAACTTCGATGATTGTAAATACGCCTTTCCCTGTAAATTTGCCAGTCTTATCGTAATTGGTTCCAGGTCCTTTACGAATGTTTAGGTCAAGTATATCAACCCGAACTCTATATAGTTCGAAAGTGTTAAAAATAGAACCAAGTTTCTTATTAACATCGGATGCTATTTGTCCAAGACGTTTGTAAATATAATCACCGGGACAAGCAGTGCTTGAAAACCATCTATGAACGGTTATGTTCTGTTTGTCAGGTTGTCCAATTAAGGATTTATCCGCTTTCCATTTAAGTTCTTTGATGTTATTACGCTTACAAATATCGGTACAAAGCTCTACCAGAGCCTTATACACAGCATCATTAATAGCGTAAGGGTAAATTGTATCACTCGCACACTCGATTGTAATGGCTCTGTTGTCATTGGCACGGTTTGAAGAACACCAAGAACGGTCTTTTTCTTCAACGTACATGCCTATTCTGCCGTCAGGACCTATGCCATAGTTCGATGATGCTTTACGAGATGTCGGCGCAAATATGTTACCGAGTGTTTCCACGGAGCATTGTCCAACTACGCAATGAATTGTAATAGTATCGATTTTATGATTTCTAGGACTAGTCTTATTAGGACTAATTTTAGTGTAACTAACCAGTGGGCTGTTACTCATATTACCACCTATCCTTTTGTGTGTAGTGATTTCTTACGAGCTGCATTGAGGGACCGTTGTTTACTCGCCCATTCCCTCTTACTCATCTTTTTAGGAGGAGCGTTTTTGACGTTGCAAACTCGTATTAGGGTTAATAATCTATTTAAGTGCCATTTCTGACACTCAAATGGAATGTTTAAAGTGATCATCCACCAGTAAATAACCTCGGATGTTACTATTTCTCGCTTAACTTTCCCATTTTTTTCTTCGGTAAACCAAGTTGCGGTCATCGAGGCTTCGATGTACGCATTCACTTGATCGATGATGTCGTTGGTTATTCTTTTATACACGCTGGGATCGACATTTTGTGTCAAGGTCATGCAACGAATATAATCGATTGTCTCTTCAGTGGTTTTATCCTCTTTGCTGAGGAATGGTTTTTCCCATTTGGACTCCCATTTTGAAATAGAGACAAGAGAATGCTCTAATTGCAGTGACTGTTGCTTCAACGTGAAGAACATTTGAGTATCATCATCGAAATACTCTTTCTCGGGGATAATTATCCTAAGCATTCTCCGTTATCCGTCCACGGTTATACGCTCGGAATCGCCACCGGAGCTCCTTGCGCGCCATCCGCCGAAGGGATAACCGCGTTTATAAAGTCGGCAACCGCCTTTTCACCGCCAGTGAACAACTCAACCATAAGAACGTCATAAGCGTTAGACTGCTCGAACGCCTTGGATAATTCTTCAGACTTAACGAAGCGCTTACCATCGATAGACTTCTCACCATAAGCAGTGAGAACGATCTTCTTGAACCATGCGAATAATCGCTTGGTGTCTTCTTCCTTTACCATTTTTTCGAGCAGCTTCTTCAAACCGATGCTACCGGCTTCTGCCTCGAACTCCAAACACTCGGTTCTGCTGAGGTTGAAATGGAATTTTTCAGTTCTGGTTTCACCGTCGAAATCGGTATAGGTTATAGGTTTAATTAACATAATATTTTTCTCCTTTCAAATATAAAGGGAGTCGCCAGCCTCAAGTACACTGAATACGACCCCCTAAATAAGTTTGCAAAAAATGATACAGCTTTACGCTGCTGCCTTGAACATAGCGATAACTTCCTCTGGTGTTGGAAGTGTTGGCTCCTGATCCTCTGTACCATAAATAAGATCCTCAAACGCCTTAAGCTTTGTAGCATCAGCCTTGGTGGACTTGATTACGATATGCGCGACTGGCTTATAACCAGTAACGGGAATAGGAGTTGTGCTGATTTCCCAGCTGAATGTAACAGCTTCTGGGGAATCGTTAACACTGGCATTAGCCTTCTCAGAAGGAGCAGCCAAAGCGTTGTAAACGAGATGAATCTTATAGCCATGATCCTGACCATCAGTATCGTTACCGATAAGAGTACGATAAGCGAAACCGAACTCTCTACGAGTCTGCTGACCGAGAATAACGCCGTCTTCAGGTTCAGCGCAGCCGTCGCAAACTTCGAATTCATCAGGATATGTATAAGCCTCAATTGATGCTCCGAATTCTTCGGCAGATACAAGATTCAAATACTTCTGGTTATCGGCATAAAGAGCATTAGCCTCTGCACCGGAAGGCGACTCGTTAACGTTGATCAAACCGTTCCAAGCGACACCCTTACCGTATTTGCCCGTAGTATCTTTAACAAAAAGCACACCACGGTCGACACCGGTTTCGTAATACTTTTCACCGGACTTGTCCCATTCAAGTTTCATTTAAAAATCCTCCTTAAAAATATAGGGTATAAACATCGTGATTAAGATTGTCTGCTTCGAAGTGTCTATCGAATCTGCACTTCGGAAGTCGTGAAATCTTCTTTGGAAGCTCACTATCGGGATCTTCATAAATCACGATTAATTCATAAGCATTATCTTGCTTGTAAACAGAATTATTGGCGAATGTGTTATCTATTTTTTTTCGAGAATACACAATCGCGTCATATTCCATTTGAACAGATGCGGGGGGTTGAAAATACACATTACGACTTCCGAGGAGATCCTCCAACATAGTCTGTAGAGATAGTCTACTTGCCATTGTATACACCCCCCACTGTTAATATTAGTCTAGGGTACTGAACTTCGATTTTTGTAATCTTCCATTTAGTACCCATAAACTCAACATATTTCATCCAACGGGAATTCTGTTTGGCAAAAGGATCAGCTACAATGCTGATTTGGTTGGCGATATTCAAATCGTCATTTGTACTATCGGATGAAGAGGACCATTGACTGGTGTTCCTACTAAGATCTCCGTAGTGTTTACGTTCAGTAATTCGGTCTTTCCATACTCCAGGAGAGGTTTCAACGGGTATGCCATAGCCGATTACTCCGCTAAATTTTGCCATTTTGAATTTTCCCCCTTAACGATTATTACTCGTTGATTGTTTCGAGTACGATAGCGGACTTAGGCTTCATAAGAGAACCGGAAGCGCGAGTTTCGATGAGGTACTCATACTTGTTGAAGTTGATGTCGAAGTCGTCAAACATGTTGATTGCTCCGCCCTTATCAGCACCTACGGTATAGTCGTCAAGATTAACGATGATACCACGAAGTGTACGAGTCTTGCCTTCCTTGTCGGTTCTTGTGAGGTTCTTCATAGGAGGAACAGAAACAATCTCGGAAACGAGCATTGCTGTGGCGAGTTCCTTGATGTCCTTATAAAGTCTTCTGCCATCTTTATCCTTAAGAAGCAAGCAAGCTGAAACAAGAGCCTCAGGCATATATGCTGTTGGTGAGCCTGAACCGTCATAGTCCTCTCTAGCTCTTACAGCCTCGTCGATGAACTCTTCAGCAACCTGAGCCAAAGTAGCGCCAGCAGCAACATTTATGATGCTGTGGATTGCATAGAGATCGTCGTCGGTCCAAATAGGACGAATATGCTCTTCCTTAATCTTATCGTCGGAATCGGCAACTCTGCCGTCGCCAACGAGGTAAGCACGACAAAGTTCCTCATCGAGCTTATATCTCATTTCGCCCTTAAGGAATGCTACTACATCAAAGTCTGTGATGTCGATGATGTCATCACGGTCCATCTTCTGAAGCTTGTAAACAGTTTGAGGAGATGTGGTTCTCTTAAGAAGCGCGAATACCTCTTCCTTCTTCTGCTTACCCTTGATGTAACCTCTCGCTCTAGCTTCTTCGGTAGTAATGTCTGCGAAGAGAGCCTTAATTCTTGAGAAAGGAACGTGGTGAACAGAGTTCTTAACCTTCTGAACCCAACCGTCCTTCTTACCGATAAATCTTGGTTCGTTTGTGAGAAGACGACCGTCTCCCTCACTGTAAGGATACAATTCGCCGATATTAGTCATACCGTGAGCGATTGCGCTTTCCTTCATGCTGCCATGCTTCTTAGCATCCTCAATAACCGCCATCATCTCGGAATGGCTGATTACATTTTCGTTGTTCTGATCGTTCTGATCAAATGCATTGTGTTTCATATCGCTGTTTCCTCCTTCAGAATCATCATTTTCTTCGTTGTTTTCTTTTTCGGCAAGTGCTGCGCCGACCATTGCGTAAAAGACCTTCTTCTGTTTTTCATTAAAGGTGTCAATTACGTCTTTGATGGTTTCCTCTTTTTCAGGATTTTCATCCTTCTTGTTTTCATTATCCACAGGTGTTTCCTCCTTTTCGTCTTTCTTTTGCTCGTCTGAGTGATAAATGACAATGGAATTCTCATCGTAATTAGCGATAAGACCATCTTCGCCGTCATCACTGTGAGCCACAATGTAATCTATGTATGCGCCAGGATTTGCTCCGGCCAATACAAGACTGAGCTCACGAATGGAGCCGTGAATTACATCATTACCGATTTGTTTAAGCTTGTTGGCATAAATCGATAACGACCTTACATCTCCGTGTTCAACTAGCTCTCTCACTCTTCGTCCATCTTTGGTATCATTAAATGAACAATATGCATATACGCCTTCATCACGATTTTCGAGTAATGCGTGTCCTAAAACAGCATCGGGATCGTTATGGTTGTGATTCCAAACTAATGGAACCGTCTGACCGTCGTTATCTTTGAATGCGTTTCTACGAATGGTACGGCCGTCGCCACAGAGTAAATCGTTTCTAGTGGCCCAGCCACTAAAATGACATTTCTCCATTTTGAATTTTTCCTCCTAACTTTCAGTATTTTTGGTTTCGTCGCTTTCTTCCGCTTTGGGTTCTTCGATCTTTTTCTGTACATCAGCTGGTTGACTAATATTACTATTAATCAACTGATCTGCTTTAGGATCGCTAGACGGTTTGTATCCCATCTTCTGTCTAACCTCATTCTTTGATAGAATTTCATTTCTAGTCAACTTATCCGCCGCTTCAGCTAATTCGCCGAGAGGCATGAGTTTAAACGGATCTCTGAAATACATAATCGACTGTTTTTGTGACCTAGCGGTTTGGCTTAGAAACTTTCGTTTCAATTCATCTACAATAGCTGCCACAATAGGCTCAATTGTGCGATTATAGTAGTTGAGCATTGTTTTCTCGTCAGCCGTACCATCTAATATACTCTGAGTGATTCCTAACTGGCTATATAGCATACTCGTTAGGTATTCAATCTGTTTCATTAGATTGTTTTCGACAGGACGATTCAACTGTGTAATGCGCTCAGTACCATCGGTATAAGCGATACCATACTTAGAACCCGCCAATTGACTTTCTATATCTTTTCGCCTTTGTTCGGCTTGTAGACGTCTTGCTTCTGTCTTGATAATGTAGGGTAACTGAATAATCAAATCCAGTTTTCCCGAACTGCTTTGCTCATCTATAGAATCCAAAAGATTCAACTTTCTTACGAGACGTTGCATTGTTGAGTTAGGCTCGTTCATAACCGCATATAGCGGGTTTTCGACGATAGCCACCGTTTTCTTCGAGAATGTCACATCCTCTTTTAGACCAGTTCTATCGTTATAAACTCTAACCGTAACGTGCGCAGGATGCCATTGTACGATTTTTCCAGTTCTCATGGTTTCAATCTTGAATGTGCCGGTGAGATCTGGATCAGTATCGGTGTCGATGGGAACTATTGCTACGCAACCTTCATCCATCATAGACATGACTACATCTTGCATAAACGCTCGTCCAGTCTGGTCGATATTTGCCTCCAAGGAGAGGCAGCTATTCAATCCAGATAAGATGGTTTCTTTATACCGTTCATCATCGTCTAATCTCACATGCCTGATGTTGATTTCAGCAGCATCGAGCGCGATTCGATTATATACAGAGGTAACTATTGATCGCTCATTACCACCAGTGAATCGAATACGGTCGGGTCTATACGAGTAACTATACCCAATATCTCTATAATGTTTTGTTGGATCTTTGTTGAGGAAAGCGTTCCATCCATTACGGATTCTCTCTATCAATCCCATTGGCTGTTTCCTCCTCTAAAATAAAAACCCACAGGTCGGTTAAGACCCATGGACTTGCTTGAGTGTAATTATTCAGTTACAGTCTCTTCTTCGTTTGACATGACTTCATGGTCGTTGTTTCCACCGCCGAAAATATAATTTTCGTCAACCGTGCTTCTCAACACGGCAACATACGGGAAGTTGTCGAAGTTGTAGTTTCTTACTAAGTATTTGATACGATAGTAATAAGTTACTGGTACTTCGACAGGAAGTCCTGTTTCTGGATCATAAACATAATCTCCAGTTTCGGGGTCTACTTGCAACTCAGTGTCCTGAGCGTTTCTGTCGTAATAAACATAACCGTCATTAGCAGTTACTCTAAAGCCTGTTATTACTGTAGGATTTGTATCGTCATACCTTTCATCTACAGTTATATTTGGATAAATGTTGTGCTCTGTCGATTCTCTATACTTAATTGCCATTATCCTAAAATCCATCCTTTCGCTTCTGCATTTGCTTTTTCTTCTTCTGTTAGTTTTGCCAAGTTTGCTTCACCGAGAGTTATCTCCCAAACAGTGCCGCTTGTGTCTGTTGTTTTATCGGCTAAGCAACTTAAAATATTTAAAAGGCTTTCTCTGTCAAGGGGGCTCCATTGCACATTAAGATTACGTGATATTTCACCTTCAAAAATAATATGTTCTAAGCTTGTACAACCTTTAAATCCATCCGGGAATGATGTTCCTCGCCTCAATATTACCTTATCAACGCTTCTTAAGTAAGTTGCATTACCAAATGCCGCAACCGTGTTCGCACCCGAACAGTCTAATACCCCTACTTCAGTTATTGTTGAGTTTGCAAACATATTTGTAAAATACGTACACACAGACGCATCTATAGTAACACCGCAATCCTCAAGTATCTTTTTTAGATTAGTAATTTTTGAACCGTTAAACATATAATAATTAGCGGGAGGCATTCCACAAATTATGTTATATTTCGGTTTAAAGGTATAGTCAGTCCAGCCTTCGCCTGCAAAAGCGTGTTGATAATTTCTTCTGCTTCCGTCAGTACCTCTTTCGCCGCTGTTTCCACCGTTTTGCGCATTATCCCAAAATCTATCATATTCCGCTTCCTTGCCCTCGGTATAGCCGACTTCGTGACCCGTAATATTTCCACTTAAAAAAACAATGTCAATTCCATCTGTCATTTGGTCAGGTCGAACCGTCATTTCCTTTAAATCACCAATGGCATGTTCACGTATCTTGTTGGCTATCGCCTTATAGTGTTTATCGTCGGTCTTTATTAATGCCATTAATAACTCACCTCGTCTCCGTCTGGTAATGCATTAAGGACAAGCTGAACAAATTCGGTTTTGTCGGCTTCGGTAAAGTAGTCAATGCCCTTTTGGGGGGTGTGACCGTCTGCTCCATCAGCACCCTTTTCACCTTGAATACCTTGTTCTCCTTGTGGACCCGGAGGACCTTGAATACCTTGTTCTCCTTGTGGACCCGGAGGACCCTGTTCGCCCATACCGCCTTTGGAACCATTTCGAACCTTAAATGTCATTTTGGTTCCATCAGTTAGGGTGATGGTTAAAACGTTCTCGCCTTCATCCTCAGTGCTGGCGGTGGTTTGCTCAATGCTCTCGATTCCGGTTCCGCCCTCGATGTCAAAGTCTCCGTCGTCTATTACTTTCTGAATAGCTTCTTTTACCTCTTCTCGAAGATTGTTTTCCAATGAAGTAATTCGTTTATCCAGCTCCGAATAGCTTAAAACTTCGGTTTCAGTGTATATGTAATCTTCCGGCTTGGGTCTTTCATCTACGCCAAAAATAGCACGATGCTTTGTGTATTTCTCGTCGGATTCCTGAATATACACGTAAGCATATAGAGGAATTGCAGCCTGAAGCAAGATGTTCGGAACATCAGCGACGGTTTTACCGTCTAGTTCATAAGACTTAACCACGAGTGCTGTTTCGCTATCGGGAGATGCGAAATGAACCTGTGTGCCGGCTTCAACACCTTCGCATACGAGCTTCTGGTTCAAATCCCATTGCCTGAACCTAGAACGACCGTTTAATATTTTTAGTTTCATCCAATCACCTTTCTCATTTTGATTTTTCCTCCTTATTCAAAAGCATCTTTGTTTGCTTTATAAGCGATGTAAGCATCCATCATAGCCGCCACAGCATCAATCTTCTGCTCACGTCGCATCTTAAGTAATTTTCTATTGCCATTAGTGTCTTCCATGGTAATACAGTTACCCATAGCGAAAGACATAAGTTTCTCGTCGAACAGCAACATCTTTTCCTCAGCGAGTTTCTTCAATTCGCCCAACGGAACCGATTCCGTTTTAGCACCCTGAATAACTTTCTCGATGCCGAACGGTCCGTTCTCAGCTTGCCATCGTTCAACGAATTCCTTAGCGTTATATGGGTCGTATCCGAAGCATCTAACATCATAACCGCAACCAGCTATATGCTCGTCAAGGTCTTCATACACCTGCATCATGTCCAATATAGTACCCTCGAGAACTATTAAACTTCCTTCATTCATGAATTCGTCGTATTTAGTCCTCATAGCTCCAGGTAGTTTCATCAGAGTTGAAGAGGTAATGTAGTTTCTAGTTTTTATACCAAAGAAACCATTAGATAATGGAAATAGAAAAGTAAACGCACAGAAGTCATCACCCTGTGAAAGGTCGGCTCCTAATGCGCATGGCATTTGCCAATAGCTCCTTTTCCTACTAAGAAGAGTTTCTTCATATGTGAAGTAATATGTATAACCCTCCATTGGGATTCCGAAACGTTTTGCTAAGATATCGTTTCGAGCCGATGGAACTTTCTCGGCTTTTTCAACCGCTAGTTGATAGGTTTCATAAGTTACAGTCTTTCCGATATTAGGATTAGCTTTCATCCACATCTCGGGATCTGAGACTTCATCAATTGAATCGAGTTTATACCACCAAATGGAAGCATGGGGGTTTATGTATTCCCCTTTGAGGATGTCCCTCAATTCCATTTTGATTGTATCGCCGCTTCCGTTACGAACTGTACCTTCTGAGCTAATCGCCAGAATCAAATAGTCGTTTTCGGCAGAATCGCTTTGCTCTTTAGCAGCACCTTCTTTCAAGGTTTCTATAGGATTCTCTCGAATTACTCCAGAAAGCCATTCATCAACCGAGGCGCATTTCAATCGCAAGCCTTGTAACTTGTCTATACGCATCGGTCTGATTTCTATCATCGAACCCGTGATAAAATTCTCGATGCCTTTCTTTGTTGCTGCGAGTTTAACGCGATTAGCTTTAGAACCTGTGGTATTCTGTATAGAGCCCTCTGTTAAAAACTTATATAGCGGTCCTCTAGCCCTAACTATAGCGGTTTTTATAGGCGACATTATTTCTTCTGCCTGTTTCATGGTTGGCGCCGTTACGACTTGATATGTCGTGGAAGTGTCAATGTTCAAGAAATAATTTTGGATACACGAAGCGTACATTGATTTAGCAGCACCTCTAGCTACGATAAGATACTGTTCTGTGATTAAACGCTTCTTAATCTTTTTATTGACATAGCGACCACCATGACCATCAGGATTAGGCTCGTACACACTTCTTTCAACGAAGTAATACCATCCGAAAATTTGCTCCGCCCATAATTTAAAGGAATCGAGTAGATGTAAATCAGAACCGTCGGTCAATGTAAGTTCTTCTTCACAAAAACTAACAAAGCCTTCTACGGCCAAATCGTCGTACCATACTCCAGGATTCGCTATGAGATCATCGATACGATTCATCTCCATCGAGATTTCTTTGCATACTGGTATTTCTCCTCGTATTACGGCATCTCGAAACAGGCCGTAATATTTAGGAGTAGCCGTGTTCGATAATGCCATATTTAATTCATCCTTTCAGCGTCTTGATAGCGATAGCAATTCCCAAAGCAGAGCCTGCAACTTCTAAAGTTTTAACTCCGGCGTCAAGGACTTTACTAGCATACTCTCTGCCCATTGATACTTTCTGAGGAGCAAACATGTCATTATACTGTCTTTCCAGTAGAGCTCTGTTTATCTCTTTTCTCATTTGTTCGTCGGACATTTCGCTGAGGTCCAACTTGGTACGCTTGGTATTTCTGATACTTTCGTCATTGTAAGACTTAAGTTTCCGGCCCAAACCGGCGGATTCATTTGCTAGGGTTCTACCCGCATTCATATCGTTATCCACCCAATCATCGACTAAGGAGTCTTGACTTTTCTTCAAGCCCTTCTTACCGGCGGATTCTTTAGCTTTGTTATATCTTTTCTCACCGGCGGGAGTTAAAGATCCGTCTTTGTTTTGATAACGGCGTTTTCCCCATTTCATTCCGAGAATTCCCCAGTGGGTTAATTCGTCGGATTTAATGACATAAAAACTCATTTTGATTTTTTCCTCCTTATGTAGAATTCTTAGGAGTGTCGGCTGCGGTATTGAGCCTCGACTCGTGTTCTTTAATGCTTTCTTTATATGCTGCTATGACCGCAGAGCTTGTCGGAGGATCGAAAACGAGTTTGACTTTCATATACACATAAGTTTTTATGAAAGCAAAGAACCAATGCTCATTCGAGATAAAGTCTGTCCACACTGAAGAGGCGTCTTCGATAGAGAAACCGTTGGATGGACCTACTCCGATTTGACACAGAGTGGCGAACGCAGAGTTAATGTGTATCATGACATCAACGTCGAAGCTGTCGTCCTCTTCGGAGATTCCCAGTAGCTTTTTAATAGATGTTAATATGCTTTCCATAAAGAACCTCCTTTTTTAGTCATCCCATGACGTTTTTCCAGAAGCCATTTTGTTCTTCAAATCGGCTATCCACGCTTCGTTGTTTTTAGCCAAATCATCAACTTTTGTCAAGCTCCATTTGTCGCATAATTCCTTAGCTTTCTGGTAATGACGATTATTCTCCATTTCACTAAGCTTCATTTTGTCAAAATTTCTTCGATAATCTTGTTCAAATTGTCTGTTGTAATCTTCTAGATACGTCTTTGATTTGGGACTATGCTTCTTGTTAAACTCGTCTATCTTTCCATTGTTGTATTCGTCGGCGGTTTTATTATACGCAGCTACCGATAAACGCGTAGCGTTTTTTAAAGAGTCTTGCTGATACTTTATCATTTCTTTTTTGTACTTCTTGGACGCTTCGCCTTGTTGCTTAGCGTATCTTTTCTCGCCAGCAGGAGTTAAAGAACCGTCTTTGTTTTGATAACGACGTTTTCCCCATTTCATTCCGAGAATTCCCCAGTGGGTTAATTCGTCGGATTTAATGACATAAAAACTCATTTTGATTTTTTCCTCCTTATGTTAATCTTCTTTGACATAAGCGCCGTTGTTTAACTCATACATCATGTCCGAATAATATTTGTCGCCTTTAGTTGCTTTAGTAAGCACCTTACCGACAAAGGATTCGCCTTTCATAGCGTCCTCTTTGTATAATTGCTTAACTTTTTTCTCTTCGAGTTTCGCTAAGACTCTGGTAGCCTTAATGTTTTTCTTAGCATCTTTCACTGCTTTCTTGTAATTAGCATCTGCTTTCTTTGACGCTTCGGCTGTTTCGACTATTCTTTTGGCATAAATTTTCTTTTTAACACCGAATTGATTTCCGAGTTTAAACGAGTCATTGACTGTTTTAGTATACAGCTCATTAGCTGTTTTTTTACTCTTAGCCGCTTCTGTTAAGCGAGTTTTAGCGTTATCATATGCTTTTTTAGCCGATCCGTCTGTGGATATAGCATCGACGCCATATCGTTTCTTTCCAGCCGGAGTTAGGGTTCCGTCTTTGTTTTGATAACGTCTAACACCCCACCTCATGCCTTTGATGCCGTGGTGACGGATCTCATCTCCATAATTATATTTCCACATATATTTACTTCCTCCAAGGACAAGTATCGTTTTTAGTTCGCTCTACTGGCGCTTTGATTAACAGATTCTCATCGCCATAGTGAATCGCACGGTGGGTATTAGCACTTGTGCATATCACATTCTCGGGGTTAAGAAGAACCTCGACATTTCTCTTTAAGATGTCTTCTATGGCAATCGGATTCAAATGATGAATCATGATAAGACCTCCGATTTCCCTATCTTCTATCCCAAGGTCACAACCCATATCACGAACTATAATGTCCCTTCTAAACTTCTTCCATTCTTTAGATGAATAGAATGCTTGATTTAAATACCTGTCAAAACCGAAAGTTTCTTCTCCAATTACGCCATCGAGTTTCAAGTATCGGAAACGTTCCTCGAACGTTGGAAGTTTGATTAGTTCCGAATATGTTTTAATCATCTCCATCGTTTCCTCCTATACCTTTATACTTCATCATTGCGGCGATAGCATTCTCATAAAGAACTTTCTGCTCATCACCAGATTCTATCGAATGTGTCTTCGCATCTAACAGTTTGTTTTCTTTTTCCAATTTCTCTTTTTCAAGTTTAGCTACGGTTGTTCCGAGCTTTAAAAAATGCGTTATAACCTGAGAAGAAGCAGTCCCATCTCGCAACTGTTGTTCGGCGAGACTTATTGCCAAATCTATCATCTGACTCTCTCTAGTTTCAGGAGTTAAAGCTGGTCGTATCTTCTTTTGTGAACTAGACGAGTTTGATGTTTTAACTTTAGTCACTATTACTGCCTCCTTTCATCCAAATATCTTTTCAGTAATGTTATGACTAGTTTTAACCATGTTTCATACCACTTTTAACATAGCACTTAAAAGAACCCACAAGTCGTTTTTGGCGAAAGGAGAAAAGGAAAAAGAAAAAAACAAAAAGAGGTATCACAAAATGGTAATACTGACATTGTGGGCTCGTTTAAATGCTATGACGGGGTTGAAAACATTTCTCCAAAAATCCCCCCGGGGAAAAATTAAAG